GCCGAGGATGTCGTCGGCGACCTTGTCGTAGTCGATCTCGCCGCCACCGCCACCCTTCCCGGCCTCGGGGTCCAGGGGGTTCTTGACGCTCGAGCGCGGACGAGTGCGGAGAGTGCCCTCCTCCTCTTCCTCCTCGTTCTCGTCGCCGTCCTTGATGCCGAAGTCGGCCTTGACGTCCTCGAGGGATTTCTCGAGTGCCTCGCGGTCCTCACCGACGACGTACTTGGCGTACTTCGGGTCGAGGTCGCCGATGACCTCCTTGCGGAGGGCCTCGTGCTCGTCGGCCTTCTCGCGGGCGACCTTCTCGGCGGTCAGGTCGTCGACCTTCTTCTGGAGGAGGTCGATCTTCTTCTGGGCCTCCGGGCCGTTGGCGTTCGCAGCCTCGGTCTTCGCGGTCTCCAGGTCGGCCTCGGCCGCCTTGAGGGCCTCGTCCTTCTCATCGCGGGCGTCCTGCGCCTTGGCCTTGTCGGTCACGAGGTTGTAGATGTACCTCTTGAGCTTCGGCTTGTCGATCTCGGCGTCCGTGCCAGCCTCGGTCTCCCACGGGGCTCGGAACTCGTCGTACGACTTGACTGCGTCAGTGTGCTTTCCCACGATGCCTCCTGCGGCTTATGTGGCCGGACCCCTTGGTCCTGGCCTAGGTGCCCACTAGCCTATCACGCAGCGACCTGGTCCCAGGTGAGGAAGTCGCCCGTCTCGCGCCAGTGGTCGTACCCCCGGCGGAAGCGCAGCGCAGCGTCGCCACCACCGGCACCCCACATGCTCCACATGTCGGCGAACTGCTTGGTCTGGTCGACCAGGGGGTCATTCCGGGCATAGACCGGCTTGAGCGAACAGCCGCAGTTGTCGTGGACCTTCGCGTCGCCGTCACCAGTGAAGCGAGCATCGCTCAGGTCGAAGGAGCCCTCCTTGAAGGCTCGGTACTGCAGGCCACGACTGGCCAGCATCGCGCAGAAGGCGCACGGCTTGGCCTTCGTCACGCGGACCCACCCCAGGGCCACCTCGTCACGCTGGCTGTTCTCGTGGATGGTCTGTCGACCACCCGCCTGGGCGTGGCGTACGACGGCCGACGCAACCTTGCCGCTCGTGACCTGCTTCGCCTCGGCGAGGAGCGCGCGCTGCTGCTGGGGGCTGACATTAAGGCGCTCGATCGCGGCGACCTTGTTCGCATAGTCGTACGGACCGACGGCGAGCAGGCTCTTCCGGACACCCTCGTCGATGAACCCCTTGGCAGCCTCGGCCTTGAAGGTGGGTGCGTTTACACCGAGTTCCAGTCGCCGAATCGCGTCGAAGAAGAAGGCTGCCCGGTCCGCCCCCGAGTCGCTGGCCGTGATCAGCCGAGGAATCACCAGGTCCAGCCAGCGGTTGACCGACTCGATGCTCGAGGGGTCGACGCGCTGCTGGTAGTACAGGGCAATCAGCGCAGCAGTCTTCGCTGCCTCGCGGTTGGCCTGAGCCTTGTACGACGTCGTCAGGTTGGCTGCCTGGGCGGCCTGCAGATCACTGAGTGTTGTCGGCACCGGTGCCGCCCTGCTGCTGGTCACCCTCGCCCATGAGCTCGTTGATCAGCATCTCGATCGAACCCGTCTCGACGAGTTCCTTCGCGCGCTCAACGTCGGTGTCGGTCCAGCCGGGGATCCGCTCCCAGAGCATCTCGATCGGAACCTTGAGTTGGACGGCGAGCTTCCCGAGGGCGTCAGCGGCCTGGCTCATCGACCCAGACTCAGTGTCCTTCCAGCGGACGCGCAGGTCCCAGGCGGCTGCCGTGACGAGGTCACCCTCAGCCATGGCGGCAAGCCTGGCCATCTGGACATGGAACTCGCCCATGTTGGTCCGGAAGTCGAAGCCCTTGCGCTGCAGGCCCTCGGTGGCGGCGGCGAGAGCCTCGGCCTGCAGGTTGCTCGAGAGGCCGAGGAGGTGGTGCGGGGGCATCTGGGTGATGGCCGACAGGAGGCGCAGGTCCGCGTCGGTGGCTGCGATCTGGGGCTCGAGCGGGCCAGCATCGAGGGTGCCGAACTTGGTCTCGTGGCTGGTGCTGACGAGGAGATCCTCGACCCGGAGCTTCATGGACTGGGCCTGCTGCTCGTCGGCCTTGGCGGGCTTGGCCATGCCAGCGATGTACCGGACCTGCCAGGCGCCGAAGCGCTGGTTGATCAGCCGGTCGAAGAGATCCTGGTCGATGCGGCGCAGGAGCGGGAGCACGGGCTCGATCTCGCCGCGCGTACGACCGTCGAGGTCGATCCGGTTGGCGCCACGAGCGACCGGCGGCACGGGCATGCCGTGCTCGACGAAGTCGATGTACTTCCACTGCTTCGCTTCGGTGCCATCACCCTCGCAGGTCAGGCGGTGAACGACGAAGTCGTCGTAGATCTTGACGGCCCAGCCGTTCGTGCCCTTGCGTCCCTGGACTGTGATGCTGTCGATGTCCTTGATGAACGTCGGCGTCGCCTCGATCGCGATGATCGGCCACTCGTCGTCGTCGTCATCGTAGAAGGCCGACATGGCGATGGCGGACTTGCCGTCCATCTTGCTCATCTTGTTGCCGGTGAGCGGATCGGTTCCAGGGAGGACCACGCCGTACGCGACACCGATACCGGCTGCGGCCCGGTGGATGGAGGACTGCTTGGCCAGCCAGTGGTTGCGCAGGAAGGTCTCCCAGGCTGGGAGAGAGCCCTGAATGCCGGGGCGGCTGATGCCTTCGATGTAGGACAGTTGCGCCATGGTCGTTGCGATCAGACCGGCGAAGTTGTTCGGCGACAGACCCCGGAGGTTCTCGTACTCCTGAGAGACCTCGTGCTTGCGCGGAGAGAAGGGTCGGCCGTATCCAGGGTCCTCAAGGTCCAGGTTGTCCTCGGAGTAGGCGTACTGGTTCCCGTTCATCCAGGCATCGAGCATCTGGGCCTGCTTGCGGGAGCGCAGGTATGAGGGGAAGTAGTTGACGGCCATCTCAATGACCGCGCCCTGCTTCATGAACCGCTCTGCCACGTCACTCCTCCTGGGGGGTTGTCTACGCAACTAGGGTATCAGGCCGAACGGAGGCGGGGCCCATCCCCCACCTGGACGGGCCCCGCGCGACAAGGCTACCACCTCAGTGCCAAATCTCCCCAGGGAGCTCCTCTTCCTCCTCCTCGTGAAGGTTCAGGACGATGCGCCGGAGCATCCTGGCGCCGACGAGGCAGACACCGGCGTCGATCTTGCGCGGGGAGTCCTTCTGCTCCTTCGACAGCGAGGTGCCCCATCCGCGCGGGTCGAAGTGCTTGATCGCGTTCTTGAGGTGCTGGACCAGGACCGGGTGGCCGTCGATCTGGAAGGTCGGCTCGAACTCCTCGATGTCGTTGAGGGTCTCGAAGTCCTCGACGGTCTGCTCGGCCGCCGCGATGAAGGCCTTCGTCTTGTCGGCGCCGGACATGTCCCAGTTGATCGCATGCTTGCCCAGACCGGACTTCACCGGCCAGTGCTTGGGGTCCAGGCCGGGGTGGTTGATCGACGGGTCGGGGTCCTTGTAGGAACGCATCCACTTGTCGAGCATCGGCATCCAGTACGACGACTCGTCCTCGTGGTCATCCTTCGCGTGCGACGGGTCACCCCAGAAGGCAACGACCTGGAAGCGCTTCATCATCTCGGCGACTCGGCGGTCGACGGCGTTCCGGGGAGCCAGCCAGGTCTTGCCCGCCTCGCCCTTCGGCTTCTGCCAGACACCGATCAGGAAGCAGTAGCCGTCAGAGAGGCGGCAGCCGACGATCGCTGTCGAGTCGTCGCTCTTCGAGCCGTCGAAGAAGGCCACGATCGGATCGTTCGGCGAGACTGGCTGCCAGCCAGCTTCGAGGATCAGGTGCGGGTCAGAAACCGAGCGCATGAGCTCGCGCACGGCCGCGTTGACCGAAGCCTCGACGGCTGTCGGATGGACCCAGGCATCCTCGCTGGCCACGACCTGGTTGTACCAGAATCGGCGCGACAGGGATGTCTTGCTCTTCGGGGACAGGATCGAGTTGGTCAGACCCTGAATGTCGAGCCACCAGGCACCGCCCCGGACAGCTTCGAGCACCCGGCGGATGTAGAGGCGGGTGATCCGCTCCTTGATGTCGGAGTCGATGGGCTCGATGCCACGGAGCTCGGCGCCCTGTTGCTCGTCAGGGAACAGTGGCCGGAGTCGTGCGTCCTTCGGGGCCTCGAGGGTGTCGTAGAGCATGCCGGTCTGGATGGCCGCACCGGAGGCCTGCTGCTCGTAGGAGTCACGCTCCGCGCGCGCGACACTCTCCTGGGAAGGCTCGTAGGCGTTCGTGATCGACAGCGTGCGAGCGGCGCCGCCCTTCGACTTCGTCGCGTTACGCTCGATGGCCTCAGCCATCGCGATGCCCTCGTTGTTCGCTTTCCAGTGGTGGGTCTCGTTCTTGATCACCAGGGTTGGCCGGTTGCCCTCGAGGCTGGCTGGCGACGACGTTACGGCCTCGATGGCCTTCTGGCCGCCGTAGGCGTAGATCGTCTCCTTGCCGATGTCGATGCCGTGCTCGGCCATGCACTCCTTGGTGAAGAGGCCGAGGAAGAGCTTCATCGTGTTCTGCGTCTGCTTGAGCGAGACGGCAGCGATCTGGACCCAGGCGCGCGGATGCGCCTTGGCGATCGGGTCACCCTTGGCGAGACCGAGTTCGGGCATGTCTCGGGCGGCCCAACCGACGAACCGGCAGGGGCCTACGAACTCGACCGCACTGATTACGGCCGCGAGCGGGTCCTTTCCGTGACCCTTGAGGCGCTGTAGGACGACCTCGCGGTACAGAAAGCGCCCAGTCGACTCCCTGACGAGATTCCCGTCGGCGTCGTACTCGTCATCCTCGATGGCGTAGAACCAGAGGATGAAGCGCTTCTGCTCGTCGGTCAGGTCGAACGGCAGCGGGTTGTTGTTCTCGTCGGTCTCGTCGGCGAGCAGGTTGGCCGAGATCCAGTCGAGGATCTGCCAACCGAGCGTGACCTTGGGCAGGATGTAGCCCTGAGGGTCGCGAGGACCGTCCCAGGTCGGATCCAGGTCCCAGGTCGGACCCATGGAGAACGGTACGACATCCCAGTCGATCTCCGACTCGAGGGTAGCCCAGTCGATCGCGCTGTCGAGGTCGAACTTCGGGTACACGCCCGGCGGTCGGTGATCGATATCGACGCGCTCGGGCAGCGTGGCGGTCATCAGGCGCCCTTGAAGGCGTCCGCCCTCCGCTGAACGATGTCGACGACCTTGCCGTCACCCTCAGCGGCTGCGTCGATGCGCTTCTGGCGCTCGAGCTCGATCCGGAGGCGTCGGCGGTCACCCTCGAGCATCATCAGCGAAGCCATCGCCTTGAGGTAGGAACTCAGGGAAGCGCCCTTGAGCGGGATCTGCTCCTTCACGACCTCACCATCTTCGGTGATGCCGACGACCTGTGGGTTGAGGTCTCGGGAGATGCTCTCGCACATGAGGTACAGCGCGGACCAGTCGGACGGCTCCATCCAGATCACTTGTCCAGAACGAAGGACCGAGTCGTACATCAGTCGGGCGATCGGGTGCCAGCCCTCGTCAGGAACGGGGACCTCGACCTCGCCGACCAGGAGGTCGTCCACGTTGACGACCTGGGCAGGGATGGCTGAGAGAGACCCCTCGCTCTCGGGGGTCTTGTTGCGGCGCCTGCGCTCCGCGTCCTTCTTCGGCACGGGTCCAGGCATGGCTTACCGCTCTTCGGGGAGGTGCTCGGCAGCGTGCTGCTCGACCTCATCAGGGTCGACCAGGATGCCGCATTCCTTACAGCGACGGCGGCGGCGCTTCGTCTCCTCGGTCGGTGTCGGCTCCTCGGCCAACTCCTTGATCTTCGCGTCGGGCTGACCCTTCGCGACGAGGAAGGCGTTCGCGTCCTCGATGGTGATCTGCTCACCGGCGGGATCGAGTCCGTCAGGTTCGCTCGTGGGCGTCTCCTCGGCAGACTCCTCGGTCTGCTCGTGGGGATGGTCGCCAGAGCCGTTCAGGAAGGCCTCGAACTCGGCCACCAGGGCCGGGTCTGCGCCTTCGGGGTTGCCGCTCGGGTCTTCGGGCGCCTCGGCCCGCATCTGAGCGACGTCGATCACGTTCAGCTTCGTGTAGCGCAGTGCCCCACGCATTGCGAAGCGGTCATACCGGCGGTCGTAGCCCGGTACCAGGTAGACGTCGGTCCCACGCCGTCCCGACAGTGTCGAGGGGCTGGTCACGACGCGGTAGCGGCCACGGGACAGGCCAAGCTCCTCACGAGCGAAGTCGTGAGCCTCCTTCAAGGTGCGAGCAAGGATGTACGGTGCGGCCACGGTTGCCTCCTGGGGCGATGGTGTTCGTCGTCCGGCTCTTACCGGACGGATCTAGGGTATCAGAGCCTCGCGAACTGTGGGATGTGACTGGTCAGGGGGTCGGATGTGTCCATGAGCCGTCGGCCGCGCGCATCGGCGAGCCAAACGATGCCCTTGTCGCTCTCGCGGCGGATCAGGCGCCCGATGGCCTGCACTGCGCGGACCTTCATGATGTCCTCGTAGCGCTGGTAGGACTGGCTCCGGATCGCGTTCGAGACGGGGTCGACGGCCGGGTAGGGGAGCTTCCAGACCACGACGAGGCGCAGGGCGTCACCCGGGACGTCGAAGCCGGTCGCGAACGACTCGGAGCCGAAGAGTACCGCGTTGCCGTCGGCCTTGAACTCGTCGGCGAGGGCCTGGCGGTCGGCAGCCTCCATGTCGCGGTCCTGGATCAGCACCTTGAGACCGTGGACGGTACGAAGAGCGGGAGTCAGGGCTTCTGAGACCCGCTCGAGGTCGCGAAACGAGGAGAAGAGGATTAGGGCGCCGCCCTTCGCCCTCAGGATCAGGTCGCGGACCTCCCCAATTCGGAACTCGAAGTTCGAGTCCGACTGGGCCGAGCGGTAGTCCCCGCCGTACGGCGAGAAGCCGATCCAGGCCTGCTTGGCATAGTCAAACGGGTGGCCGACGTCGATGAAGGGCGCATCGGCCACGCCGAGGGTTGCCGCCATCGTGCGTGGGACCGTCGCCGAGACGAGGCCGAAGGCGCGCTGGGTCAGGAGCTCGCCGGAGGACTTCGCGACGTTGATCCAGTCCATCTTGAGCGAACCTGCGTTTACATGCAGCACCGCGTTCTCGTGGGGCTCGTTCATGTAGCCCAGGATCCGGATGCAGGCCTCCTGGGTCTCGCGCTGCTTGCTCAGGCCGTCCTTCGGCCTCTCCGGCGGCATCTCAGCGTTCGCGATCGAGATCAGGGCGTCACTCGGGAAGCCACGGGTGTCCTTGAGGGCAGCGTTCTTCTCCTGGCTCCGGATCCACTGGGAGAGCTTGGCCGAGGCGTTCCCCGCGAACTTGAAGCGCTCGACGCTCTTCCAGAACAGTGACCTCGAGGCGTAGTCGCGGAGTTTCTGCTCGAGCGTGTGCGCCTCGTCCACGTAGAGGGTGCCCGCCATGTTGAAGATCTCGGCGCCGAGCGGGGCCAGGATCCGGTCGTTCACGATGAGCATGTCGGCGTTCGTCACCACGACATCGGCGCGCATCGCGGCGGCCTTCGCAGCCTGGTACTCGCACATCCACCGGATGTCGTGCTCTTCCTCACACCCAGGCTCGCAGCCGTCGTCGTGACCGGCCCAGCCCTTGAGCGAGCAGCCCGCGTCCTTGCCCTCGCAGCCACCGGTGTACTCGATGCCCATGACGTCGTACCCGGACTTCGTCATCTCGCACCAGTAGTGCGCGCGACCACGGAGCTCGGCGAAGTTCAGGTCCGAGAAGGCCTCGATGGCCACCGGCAGGTCCCCGTCCCGGTACTGGTTCATGAGGGTCAGGGTGGGCGTGACGATGATGCTCTGCGACTCCCACGAGTGCCGCGCCTGGTGCGCAGCGGCCGAGATGATGGCCGCGCTCTTGCCGGTTCCGGTACCGGCCTGGGCGACCACGCCCTGGTGGTCAGCCGAGATCAGGTGGGTGTACAGGTCCGTCTGCGCCTTGCGCGGGCCGAAGCCTGCGGCCTTGAGGTACTCCTCGAGCTCAGTCACCAGGACATCCTCCACATCCCCCAGCGACGCAGCGGTGCGATGGTCCGCTCGAGGTCGCGCTCACAGTCGTGTCGAAGTTGCGCTAGGGCTACAGCGATCGGGTCGAATGACCCGTCAGGCCTGGGTCGAACTACCTGACGTCCGATCACCAAGTAGTTGACCTGACCATTGGTCCTACTCACGATAGCCATCAGTTGAAGACCACCTGGGTTCCGCGCGCTCGAGCGGCTGTGATAACACGCCAGAGGTTGGTCAGGCGGCCCGGCTCGGGCCCGAAGTACCACCGGAGGTAGTCTCCCCCGATGATGATCCGGTCGGGTCGAGTGGCCAGCAGGGCGGGGTACGCCTGCGTGGCCGCCACGAAGCCGTAGCCCGGGAACCTCCGCTGGTCGTGCGCCGGATGAGGCGTCTCGCGCAGTGCGTAGAAGCGCATGATCGACTCGGCTGTACGGCGATCGTTCGCGATTACGAGGGTCTTCACAGGTGACCTCCTAGGGTCGGTGGGGTCTCAAGAGTAGCGCGGAACGCGCTCGACGTCAAACCTCTAGTGGGTCTCGGCTGCAGCGAACAGGTCGTTGCCCAGGGTGCTCGTCAGGCGCAGGGCCCGGACCCGAACCGTCTTCCCCTCGCCCCAGACGACCTTCGGCTCGAGACCCTTGCCTCCGAGTCGTCGGCCGAAGGCGTTCGGCGTCAGGGGTTGGCCCTGCAGGGCGTTCGAGAAGCGCCAGGCCTGGTAGTCGGCGTACAGCGCCGCGTTCGAGGTCCAGGACTTCGGCTCGCTGTCGTCGGCGAGCACCATGCAGCGGTCCTTGATCCAGGTCCCGATCTCGTCCTCCTCGTCGAAGAACTGGTCGAGCTCGGCGGCCACCATCGGCGGCTCCTCGAGACCGGTCCTGCTGTTCGCCGCGTAGTCGGCGTACCAGCGAATGGCGCCCTGGACGAGCCAGGCGAGGATGCCTGGGAGCTCGCTGTGGAGTTTGATCTCGAGGTTCGGGTCCGGGTTGTCGATGAAGGACTCCTTCCACGGAATCACCACGAGGCGGCGACGCATCGCCTGGTCCGGGGTGATGTGGGGGAGGTGGTTGGTCACCAGGTGGATCTTGCCGGTGACCCGGTACTTCACGTTCGCCTTCGCGTGCGGCCGGTCGGCGCGCAAGTCGCCCGACGTGATCGACTTCACGGTCTCGTTGTCGAGGTGGCCACCCTCGCTGGTCTCGTTCAGCATCAGGAATCGGTGACCCCGCAGGTCGACCATGTCCTGCCCGATCTTCTGGGACTGCTGCGAGCGCTGGCGGATGATCGTCTTCTCTGACGCCGGTGCGAGATGGTCGCCGAGGATCGCCGCCAGGACGTTCATCAGGACCGACTTGCCGTTGGCCGTCTTCGCCCCATGGTGGATGAACATCTTCTGCTCACGAGTCTCGTTCGTGATCGAGTAGCCGAGCACCTTCTGCAAGAAGTCGCGCACCTCGGCGCTCGGGTGCGAGGTCTCCAGGAAGCGCTGGAAGTGCGGGATCGGCATCTCGGGGTCGTACACGATCGGGCTCGCGATCGAGATGTAGTCATCCAGGCGGGCCTGCCTGAGTTCGCCGGTGCGGAGGTTGACGACGCCGTTGGCGACCGCGAGCTCGTGGGGCTGGGTGTTGAAGCGCTCCTTCGGGACCTCGACGCCGTAGTCGGCCGCCCGGCGCCGAAGTTGGGTCGAGACGGCCGTGTGCATCTCGACCTTGCTCGAGTCGTCCATGAAGACCATAAACTTCTCGCGCTTCGACTTGTCCTCGACCTCCTTGCCCGACGGGGTCTTCTTCGTGCCCGGAGTGTCCTCGTAGTTGTGGACCTCGAGCTTCATCGCTGCCTCCATCGCCCGCGCGCACCACTTTGCGGCGACGTCGTCGCGCTGGGCCAGGGGCTGGACCCAGACGCCGTTCAGGCCGCACTCGTACCAGCAGCCGTCCTCGGGGACCCAGACGAGCCGACCGGCGGCCATGCGCAGCGTCCGCTTCGCGTTGCCGACCTGGTTCCAGGACTCCTCGGGCCACTCGGTGACGGCCTCGCCGTCATGGGCTTTTGGGAGGTACTTCCCGATCCCGGCGGTGAGCAGGTCCCAGGTGTCCTGGGTCACTGAGGCGGGCATTGGCCGGTCCTTGCCTCGGACCTTGTTGAACGCCGAGGCTAGTCGGCCCATCACGTCCATCATCGTGAACCCGGCATCCGTCGGGGCATGCTCGGTCAGGATCCCCTTGACGTCGTCGATCCCGAAGTCCAGCCACTGGGACTGGGCGAGTTCGAGCAGGTTGCAGCAGACCTCGTAGACAGTCTGGTTCCAGGGCTCGCCCCGGTACTGCGAGACGTCGTTCGTCGCGTCGTTCTTCATCGCGTCGAGGCGCCGAATCTCACCCTGGACGGCGGCGTCGAGGTAGCGGATCGCGCGCTCCTGGGCACCCTCATCGAGGTCAGCGAAGGCGATCGACTCCACGACCTCGATCTGGCGCTCGAGGGTCTGGGGCCGGATGAGCTCCAGCAACCAGTCCGGCGCCGGGACGATCTCGCCAGCAGTCTCGGTGCGGTAGGCACCGACGCCGGTCACCGAGCCCGGAGCCACGATGAAGCCACCATTGCCTCGGACGTCGATGCCGCGCGGGAGCCGACCTCGAGAGTTGGTCACCTCGAAGTCGGTCGGCAGGTCGAACAGGTAGTGGAGTCCGCCGGAGCCGGTCCGGTGGATCCGGGTCTCGGGGAGCTTGCCGTACTGTGACTCGAGCGAGAGCAGGCTCTCGGTACCGCCCGACTTCGGGTCGATGTCCAGGGCCCAGAAGCCAGAGACGACGCCGGTGCGCAGGCCGATGTTCACCGGATGGGTGCTCATGGCGAAGAGCTCGTAGGCGTCCGGCTTCGTCATCCGCTCCCGGCTCTGCCAGGAGTTGTGCAGCGGGTGCTTGCCCGGGGACTTGCACTGGCCGCCGTTCGAGCATGCGCAGACACCATCGGCGTTTACACCCCACACCGGGAGCGGGTCCCATCCCAAGCTCATCGCGTAGTTCGCGTAGGACTCGAGCCCCTGGGTACGACCGGTCATCTCCTCAGCAGTACGAGCGTCAAGTTCGTCGAGGGACAGGTCGTCGTCGAGAGCGTCAGTCACAGGGGGGCCTCCTAGGGCAAGCGGGTCGGCGACCAGCGTACCAGGGCTCGGCGTCGGTGGTCTACAGGCAGGTTCTTACGCGTTCGGGGCGATCTTACACACACCTTCGCGATCTTGTCAAAAATCCGAAAGGGGCTATGACCTGCAAGAACACCCTCTCTAAGTACCTATTATTACCTTATTACTGAATATCTTACTACCATACACACAGGGACTCTCTTCTAGAGAAAGTTTTCTATAGGCCAGGAGCCGGGACCTTAGGAAGTGGTGTAATACTGCAAGATCCCAGGTCAGAGGCCCTTTTCGCTGTTGTAAGGCGGTGAAAGGTTAGTAAGGATCTGGCGCCTTCGCCCCCGAGCTCGTTGGCCAGCCAGGAGACGATGGCCAACCAGTCGATCGGCTCCAACACGTTGGAGACTGCGTTTACACGCCGATGTACCTCATTCTGGCCCCTGGGTGCCGATCGACCACAACGAGAGACATCCGACCTCAATGACAGCTTGAGTTCGGCGCTCAGGAGCCCCATGAACCTCTAGTTGTCCAAATGCTGGAACCCGTACAGGATCTGTTTGGCTATTGCGACCGGTCCCCCGCGTCAGCGGGAGGCACGGGGGACCCCCCCTGTCAACCCTGTGCCCAGCATGTGAGATGAGAGGGTCAGGGCAGCCGCCTAGCACACTGGGCACACATGAGGGTAGAGCCTGTCCATCATGTG